TACAAGGACTTGGGTGAAGTTGAGCAGTTGCAGTCATATGCAGCTCTAGCTCAGCAAATTGATGCTCAACCAGAAGTAATCTACGAAGCGCTTGGTAACTTCCTCCGTGAAAACGGACGTATGCCTGAAACTCAAGAAGAGTTGCAGGATGCGGTGGATGATACCGAAGATGGTCAGGAGTACCGCGACCCTCGTTTTGACGGACTTCAGCAGCAACAGGAACAGATGCGTCAGTTCCTAGAGCAGCAGGAGAATATGCGAATCGAACAGGAAGCAGATTATGCTCTTGAACAGGAAATCGGGCAACTTCAGCAATCTTTTCCCGACTTTACCAACGATGACATTCAGGAAGTTTTGATGCGAGCAGCATTTGAACTTGGTAATGGCTCAGGACGTAAACTCGAAGAGGTTGCCAAGGAGTACATTGAGAAAACCGTCAACCGTATTCGCGCAGTACCGCGACCTGGAGATTCAGCCCCAAGACTTCTACCTACTTCAGGTGGAGTACCTACCAGCAATGGACAGGGAACCCCACTCGGAAAGATGTCGAGGAGTGATGTGCAATCGCTCATTGCCGCCTCGCTTCAGCAAGGAACCTAAAGCTTAGTCTCCTACTAACCAAACAGAAAGTAGGAACGGCAAATGCCAACCAACCTCTCGACTATTGAGTCGTACATGAAGGAGGTGTACCAGGGACGTATCCGCGAGCAGCTCAACGACGAAATCGTCGCATTGAAGCGTGTTACGCGAAGTGGCTCTGGTGTCACCAACGAAACTGGTGGAAAGTATGTCACTTTCCCCATCCACACCAAGCGCAACTCAGGTATCGGTTCGCGCCTCGAATCTGAGGCTCTCCCGACCCCTGGTCAGCAGGGTCACGCTGCAGCTCGTGTCGGGCTGAAGTACGGCTACGGTGGGCTTCAGCTCACTGGTCAGGCTATCTCGCTTTCGTCAACTGACGCAAAGGCTTTCGCCCGCGCATTGGACAACGAAGTTGAAGGCCTAAAGAACGACATCAAGAAGGACATGAACCGTCAGATTTATGGTTCGGGTAACGGAGCCATCGGTGTGGTCAAGACGACCTCATCCACGGTTAACATTGTTCCCGTCACTGACGCTCGCCTGTTCCAGATTGGTGCTGTAGTCGACATCGTTACGTTGCCTTCGACTGTTGCAGTCTCGGCTCGTACCGTTACCGCAATCTCGCTTGCTTCTGGCGCGAACACTGTTACCCTTTCGGGTGCCACGTTCAACGTCACGGCAGCGCAGATTATCACTCGCACGGGTTCGGGACCTTCGGCAAGCGGAAACCGTGAACTCACGGGTCTTGCTGCAATCGTCTCAAGCTCGGGAACGCTGTACAACATCGACCCCTCCACCGAACCTGAGTGGACCGCAGAGGTTGACTCGAACAGCGGAACTGCTCGCGCACTCTCCGAGTCGCTCATGATTAAGATGGTTGACCGTATCCGCACACGCGGTGGTTCGACCACTCTTATCTTGCAGTCGCTCGGTGTTCGCCGTGCTTACTTCGGTCTTCTGTCGCAGTACCGTCAGACGGTAAACACGCAGGAATTCACGGGTGGGTTCTCGGGACTCGCGTTCACGACTGACCGTGGAGAAATCCCTGTCATTGCGGATGTCGACGCTCCTCTCGGAACGCAGTACTTCATTAACGAAGACACCATGACCTACTACCGTGACGAGGACTGGCACTTCCTGGACCGTGACGGCTCGATGTGGAAGCAGGTTCGTGACTCCAACGGAGATTACGACGCTTACTACGCACGCATGGTTGAGTACCACGAGCTCGGCTGTGACCGCCGTAACTCGAACGGTACGATTCAGGACATCACCGAGGCGTAAGCCTTAGAGGGTGGGGTCAGTCGGCAACGGCTGACCCCATTCTTATGTCTGAAAGGGTAAACTCTTACTATGACCGAACTTGCCATGACCACGGCGCTCACCACTGACCCTCAAGTGTGGAATTCCGAGCGCGGGCAATTTATTAACGAAAATCACCGCCGATTTGCAGAAATTCTATCTGACTTCAAACCAACGTATTCGCTAGTTTTTATCCCAGAAGTTGACCGTACTACCCCCGAAGACCACGCAAAGCCGTTTGCTATCCTCGACAGCCCCGAAGGTGTGCCTGCGTACATTGTTCGCTACATTACAGCGAAAGAAATGGAAGCACCTGAGAAAATTGTGGCATGGTTGTTTATGGGCGACACGGTGCGGCACGGAGCCCAGAATGTGTTTAATCGTATTCAGGCTGAAGAAGATGCCAAGAAGCTCATGGAGTTAAAGAACCGTGAGGATGAGCTTGAAGACATGGCAGAGTTTGCAGAGTTTATGCTTAATGGCGGTAACAGTAAGCTTCACACATTCAAACATAACGGACAGGTATTTGAACGATGAGCTATAACATTCCTACTAAGAAGGTTCAAGACGTTGCTGCTGCGGTAAAACGCCTTTTTGGCGATGAGTCGGGTGTACAACTTGTAGACAATGACATCATTACTTGGGTTAATCAAGCTCAAGTACATATTGCTTCTAGCACTAGGGTGTTAAAAACTAAAGCAATAACCAATTTGATTAGCGGTCAAAACACTTACACCCTGTCGTCTATTAGCCCCAGCATTCTTCAAATTGAAAGTTTGCTTATTAATGGTCGGCGCATAGGAAATGTCACAACCCCGCAAGCTGAGGAAAGTATTTCACGCACAGACCCATTAGCTGAAGAAGTAGGATTTCCTTCTTTTTGGTATGAATGGGCAGGAGAAATTACTTTTTGGCCTAAACCAAATCTCAATGCACAAATTGTTATTAGGTACACAGCACTTCCTGCAGTCGTAACTCAATCAACAGACATTCTTTCTGTTCCTGATGAATTTTTCAATGACGTTGTTAATTTTGTTCTTCAAAAATCATACGAAATGGACGAAAACGTCCAGATGATGTTGTTGGCAAAAAAAGATTTTGAAGAATCTATGGAACAACTTACTGACGAAGAACGTCAAGCTCAGAATATGACCTACGAAACGGTCACTGTTTACAACCTTCTTTACTAGGAGCTTTATGCCTGGGCAACTAATACCTGTAGGACCTTTTACTGGGGGTCTCAATACTTTCAGTGACCCGTCCACCATTCTCAATAACGAATTAGTTGTAGCTAAAAATGTTGAGTTGGACTTTGACGGTTCCATTAAGTCGCGTCCACCATTCACCGATGAGGGCTACAACCTCACACTGGGTGCCACGGGAAACATTACCCTCCTGGGTTATTTCTATGAAAGTGACGGAACAGCGGTACTTATTGGTACCAACGGGTTGGACAACACTTACCGATTTACAGGTACTGCGTGGGTAAGCCTGTTCGGTGTTTCAGGTACAGGCAAATTTGCTGCTAGTGCAATGACTCAATATGATGCTAAAGCGTGGTTGGTAGCTCCTATTGGTAGTGCTAATCCTGGCGGGTATTGGGTTTCTGGGGGAACTTACGGTACTTTTACGGCACAAGCCAACATGCCCAAGGGTGCTACTATTCTTGCCCACAAGGACCGACTTTGGGTGTCCTACGGGTCAGCATCAACTCCGACAAGGCTGTACTACTCCAACGTCCTTGGCGACCCGTTGGGTCTGTGGGTTGCGTCCCCCGACTTCCTTGACGTTGGGTACGGCGATGGGCAGTCGATTATGCAGGTAATTGTGTACTTTAATGGTCTGCTCATTTTCCGTAGCCGAAGCATTTACAGTTTTAGCTACACAGATGACCCTGCCGCTGGCACCTTGTCTCAAGTTGTTGGCGGTATCGGAGTTGCCAGCAAGGAATCTGTCGTACAGTACGAAAGCTACGTTTACTTTCTTTTTGATGACCGTGCCTACGAATTTACTAACGGACGAGCCGCTCAACTCAACATCAAAGTACCGTTTACTTCTACAGACTCCGTAAACATTTATTTGAAATCCTCTGTGTCGGAATTCAATCGTCGCGTCATCTTCTCCCACTACGACACCATGTACGTTTTCAGCTTGCAGACCCGTACTTGGACTACCTGGAAGTCCAGCGTTTATGGCTCAATCGGCAAAATTGTCAAGCGCGAAACCGAAGATTTTGATGCCAAAGCTTACACTCACAGTTCTACTGCGGTTACAGGCGTTACTCGCGTAGCCAAACTGCTGGCTATTGCAGACGTAATTACTGCTGTTGGGGAAAACATTGAGTGCGTAATTCAAACCAAAAACTTGGACTACAACAGTAGTTCTATTTACAAACGCCTTTTCTGGTGGGGTGCTGACATTAGCGCAAAGGGAACAGTGACAGCAATCGCGTCACCTGTTAGTTTTAGTTCGCAAGTTACTTGGGGTCAACTTCGGTTGACTACTTGGGGCAATCTGCTGAACTTTACTTGGGGTCAACCACAAACTCCGCAAGACACTGTTGAAACTGTACGCAGCACGGCAGGTACTAGCCCTGGGCGCAAGTTTCTCAAATTCTTGAAGAGCCTCCGATTCCGACAAATTAACTTCAAAATAGTTATTAACATTGACGGTACTTCGAACACATCGCCTATGCGAATCTTCTCATTCTCTACTTTTGTCAACGCAAAAGAAACCGTCTCAAAAGCCATTACCTAGTACAATACTTATATGGCACCTGTCGGCAAGCGTTTTTCCGAGCCCGCAAAAGCGGGTGGCGGATTCAACGCCTATGCTGCAGGAGCTAAGCATTACGGTGCTGGGCGTTCAATGCCTACCGTAGGCAAGATAGCTAATAAAGCTGGCTACAAGGAACGTGATGTAAAAGCTTCTGCTCGACGTAACGCTTTGTTACGAAGGATGGGCAAGTAATGCCTAATTCAGCGGCATGGACCCGCAAAGAAGGCAAAAACCCTCAAGGTGGGTTGAATGAAGCTGGTCGCCGTTCCTACGAAAAACAGAATCCTGGCTCTAATTTGAGACCCCCAGTTAAGTCAGGCGACAATCCGCGACGCTCATCGTTTCTGTCGCGTATGGCAGGCAATCCAGGTCCCGAACGCAAACCTAACGGCGAGCCGACCCGTTTACTGTTATCATTACAAGCATGGGGTGCGTCCTCAAAAGCAGACGCTCGCCAGAAAGCTGCCGCAATTCAACGAAGGATGGGTAAGTAATGTACGAATATAAAGGTATGAGCCACAAGTCTTCCTCTGCCATGAACGCAATGCACAAAAAAGGTATGAAGGACGAGAATGACTCGTACCTTAAGCCTGGTCAGAAAGATGTCGATGACATGAAGATGAGTGCTCGTAAGAAGGCTCTCATGAAGAAAATGGGGAAGAAATAATGTTTGGTAGCAACAAGCCTGCGTACAACAAGCCTGCGATGAAACCGATGAAGCCTCCTGTAACTGGCGGTCCATTTCCTCAGTATCCTAAGCCTATGACTGGTGGATTTGACCCTAAGCCAATGAAGCCTTCAAAGAACCAGCAGTCCCTAGACGCAATCAAGCGCCGACTCCAAGGATAATTATGGCTAGGCCTAGAGCAAGTGCACAAGACGAGTTAGCTGGAGACAGTGTTTACGCTGCCCAGGTAGCTGCACTTAACCGCGCCCTCCAGAACTTTCAAGCCAACCAAGCACTCGGTGCTGACTTCCAAAATCAGGACTACAGCAAGGCTCTTCGTAACCTTGGCTACAACGCTGGTACAGGTCAGTATGATGTCGAGGACAAGATGCAGGGCTACGGCGGAGCAACTAACGCTGCCCGACAGAACTATGCTGGTCGTGGCATGCTTCGTTCTTCTGGTTATGGCACTACTCGCGCTAACCTAAACCGTTCGTTTGGTGAGCAGAAGTCCAGCATGGACCAAGCTCAACAGAATTTTAAGGCACAGCAGGCTCGTGATTTTGCTCAGTATGAGGGTGAGGCTAAGGATGCTCAGCTGATGGCTCGTGAGGCTGCTATTCAACGTCGTCGTCAGTCTTTGCTGATGGGATTGGGTGGTTAATAATGCCTCAGATTCCTTTTGGAGCTCCTGGAACTCAAGTTCCTGGTTCATTCTATGGACCTACTAGGTTTGGTAATGCTGGAGTAGGCTCAAATAAAACTTTTAAAATTTACCCTAAAGGTACTGGTGCTCCAGGAGGACTTGGCGCTGCTGCTAGAGTAAGGGAACTTGCGTCTGCTGCCGCTGACGCAAACATGCCTGATTGGATGCAACAAGCCAGAGACACTCTTCAAGGTCCTGACTATAGTGCTGCAGCCGCGCAACTTGAAGCTAACGCTAAGGTAGCTCGTGCTCGTGTCGCCTCCTTATACAGAGCTCTTCAAGGTGAGCGTAGGGATGCTGAAGCAATTTACCAAGGCTACCGCGACACTGCTGAGGAAAGCATTGGTGCGTCAGCTGACCAAGCTAGTGCAGACATTGCGGCTGGCTACGAAAGTGCTCTGCAGAACCAGGCTTCTGAAATGGCGGCTCTTGGGCTTGCCGACACGTTAGCTCAGAGTGCTACGGCTAACATGGCTGAAGACCAAGGCTACAACATGGGCACTTCAGCAAGGTTGGGCAATGCTTATCAAAGTGCTAATACGCTTGGCGGAGCCGCTGACCTTGCCTACAACCAGGGCATGATTGGTTCTGCTGGTTTTGCTAGTGCTGAGGGTCAGGCTCAGATTGACCAGCAACTGTCGAATTTGCTTGCCAACCTTGCGATGCAGGAACAGCAGTCCAATGCTCAGCTTCCAATGCAACAACTTCAGTATGCTCAGGGGCTTCAAGGCCTGTATCAAGCTGACCAGCCAGCAGGACTTAGCGCTTCTGATGAGATTGCTCTTCAGCGTATTGCTGCTGACCAAACTCGTACTATAAATCAGCGTAAAGATGACATGTATAAGTTCTTTATTGAAAAGATGCAACTGGACCAAATGCAGGCTATGC